TCATTCATATAATTCTCATATTACCTTTCTAATAATCCGTTTTCAGTTACAACATATTCCTTTCCGGTTACTAACGTAAGCATATCCACCATTCCGTCTATGCGTGCCATTCTTCTTTTATGTGCTGCATTCGTAAAAAGTGACATTGCATATTTAATTTGCCTATTGATTTTATCTATCATTTTTTGTTCTAAATCTTCCATAAAATCATTCTCTCTTTCATATAGAAGCGTTCTTTCGTCTTTCGTTCTGCTAAATAAATTCAATTTCCCATATAGCATTTTCACGAAAATACTGTTTGCAAAGTCCGTTTTCAAATTTCCAGTCGGATGCTTTTCCATATTCAATCCAACTTCCTTTCCCATTGTTAGCTAATGTAATTTTGCTATCTGGTTTTCCATCTTCAATACTGTAAAATCCGTTTGTCTGTACTACATTCGGTTTTCTGATCTGTCCCTCATATTCTGATCTAATATAGTGTTTTTTGATAATAAATTTACGTCCCTCTTTGATTGCTTTTTTTAACTGTGATAAATTTTTAATTTCCATGTTTATTTCCTCCCAATAACTAATCCCTGTTACAATAATCTAAAAAAGCGCCTATTGTTTCTTCTGCTTCGCACCTAGTCAAATATCTTCGCCTTTTGCTTTTCTTTCTATGTAGTGGTAATCCACACATCTTGCGTTCATTATTTCTTAATAACATTTTGTCAGTTTTTTTGTTTCTTCCTGGTATTTATGTTCATACTCATTTAACCTCTTAAAATCGTGCTTTTATCTGTTAAATTCCAATTGCAGCGTAAAAACAAGCTTTATTTAATCTTCAAGTCTTATATGTAGACCATCATCTAAAATATACACTTTCATAATTTTTCTGCTGTTCAATTCATCTCCATTATCCATAAAAAACTCAACTGAATGTCTTGTTTCAAATTGCATCCCACATACAGAAATACCAAGAAAAATAAAAGTATCTTTATCCATCATTTTTAAAAAATCAATCAGTTTCATATTCTTCCTTCTTTCTCCCGTCATGCCGATAGGTCAGCATTACATAGCCGGAACGTGTCCGGCTTATATCGTGATCACCATCGTATCTTCATCATGTGTTCAACTTCTAAATATGTTAGATATAAGGGAACAGCTTCTTAAACTTGATAGAAACAAGACGTTCTATTTCTTCATCGGAATATGTTCTTTCTTTGTCAAAAATAAGTTCGTTTACCAGATTACATATAACTGCTTCAAACTTGCTCCCTTGCTTCACATTCAAACTTTTGCACAATCCTTCGAACAGTGTCATTTTGTTTTCCTTTCTCCCTGTTGTTCAATTTGAAATTATCTTTTTATTCTTTTACTCGGCATTATATGCCATCTAGGAACATCTGCTGCTTTACAATAAAATTGTGCAATGGAACTCTTATTTTGAAATACAACTGATTTTTCCCCAAAACCATCTATCCCTTTTCTAACGACTATCATTTCTTTTTTTTGTTCCATCTGATTGTTCACATATCAAATTCATTCCCACCTTCAAATCATCATAAGTCATAACTATTTCCTCCCGATAAAATCATTATTTGTTTCCATAAATACGTTACTTCACAGATACACCGATAGAAGCGTCTAAAGAACAAAACGGACGAACTCCACAACCGCCCCAAAGGCAATCGCCGCAGTCCACGCCACCACGACTGTCAACAAACTGAACATAGGAAGTCGAGTAGCCTTCATTTGTACTGTCTGGTGTATCTAACCAAAACGGTTTTTCATTTTCTGTCCTAAATATACCATTCTTCCTGGCTTTTCTGTAATCATCAAAAGTTCCTAAATGCACCTTACAATCACATGTTCCGTAAGTGTCCAACCCATCCATAGAAAGCAAATCAACTGTATCAACTAATACATTTTCTTTTCCAAAACCTTTGTAAATATCAGTAAGAATCTTCTCGCTTTCATCATTCAACATATTCTTGATTTCAGAAGTTCTAAAATCATTTGATTCACTGTCGAATTTATAAGTTCCGTCAAGAAGTTCTTTTCTCCAAACTTTGGTTCTATTGTTCTTGTTATCATGTTCCACCACATACCATTCATTTCCAATGTTATCTACAATCACGTTCCCAACCTTACATTCATAAAGTGACTTACTATGTCTTATTCCTAAAGATTTCCTTAGTTCTTCTGTTAATTCGATAACCAGATTATTTCCTTCTACTTTTACATTTGTCTTATTTACTTCGATATTCATAATATTTCCTCTACTTTCTTTTAATAATTCTTATTTACAAAATGGTTTCCAGTATGCGATCAGTGCCACACCTAATACAGTAATATATACTTTTGCATCCGTTTCTGTCATAAACAACGCGATAAGAAGCAAAATCAATCCAGAGAACTTCTGAAAATTCAATCTGCGCTTCCACCGTTTAAATTTTTGACTCGTAGCAGCCACAACATATCCTTCTAACCATTCCTTATTATGTTTCTTCCATTCCTTTTCCGTCATAACAGTTTCAATCACATTCATTTCTTATTTCCTCCATTCCTCATATACTTGTTCACTACGTTGTTATACTCCCATTTTTCCACCACTGATACACCGCCTTTTGTTCTTACAGTGCAATACTTCTTTCCGCAAATTGTAAATTCGCTCAAAATCTCCATTGTATTATTCTCCTTTTGTTGTTGTGTTTATTTGTTGTATTTTTTATTTCCCTGAAATCATTCTGCAAGCTGTGACACTCACAGAACGTAATATGTAAGTTTTTCTTATGCAGTCTTTGCTACTGCTTTTCTTGATGTTCTTTTTCGTGTTGTCTTAGACTCAATTGCCGGAATATCAATATTCCTTTCGATCACACCGGAAAGGAAATCGAATAATGAATCTTGCCACTTCTCTGATAAATTATCATTAAAATATTTACTTCCTTTACAGTTATTCAACAGAACCCTTTCCATGTCTGTCTCTCTTCCTGCATAATAAGAATATAGTTTCCTAAACACTCTTAATGTTTTCGCACTAAACGCCTTTCCTTCTCTATAACTTTTCCCGCCGTTCCATTGAAGTTTTACAATAAGTTTCAAAATTCTATCTAATAAATCCGGACAAAATTTAGACATTTTTACACCATCAGAGATAGGAGTTAAAACACCAATAGGATTTTCTACCGGGTTTCTATCTCCTTTAACAGCTACATGGTTTCTATCACAGATAGCTTTTAATCTAATGTATTCCTCTTTCTTTGCCACAAGTGCAGCACTATAAGTATCAACTGGCGTCATATTTTTTCGATCATCTTGTTGTGATAAGAATAAGTCAACTGCTTCTGTAATTCCGATCAATACTTCAACCTGAATCAATTTCATATTTCCAAAATAAGCGCCAATGATTCTGTGCATACCGTCAACAACATAAAATTTATCATTCTTGCACATAATCTTAGGCAAATCCCACTTATAAGAGCTAAATTCAGATCCGATTTTCTTTGCAATAGATACCCTTAATTCTCTTTGCCAATCTGGAACATGAATAAGCAACGGATTGATGCTGATAATTGCTTTTTCTCTTCCATCATGTTTCGATCTTGCTTCTTCCATTTTGTCTGATACGATCATTCTTTCTCCAACTTCAATGATATTGTTTAGCATTCTTGCTTCATTCATCATTGTTTCCACTTCCATAGGTTCAAGTTTTCCGTTTCTACTCATTTTTCTAATCTCCTTTAATATGTAAAATTTTCTATAATAAAAGCACCTGTATAATTACAAGTGCTTTCTATACGTATACATCTATGTTGCATTGTCGTTCTTCATTTTCGATATGAACATCTATTCATGTTCTACCGCGTCTGTATGTACTTCTTCCTAAAATCTCCAATGTTACGAGAGGATTCTCCCGAATCTGCTCATACTCTTCATTCGTTAGTATATTCTTATCCAAGGCTTCCAATTCCTCAAACGTATAATCTGCTAAAGATTTTCCTACTGTTATCATAATCATGACTTCTTTCCTTTTGCTTCGTTCCACTTCTTTCAACCGAGATCAGCTCAATCTGGCGTTTCCTCTGTGTGATATTGATCAACTGTATCTGATGCTTGTTATAAAAATTTTCCATCATGTCTCTTCCTATTCCATTCTTTCCGCTTTCGTATTTGTTGTATATGGCTCTTTGCTGATTACCCAATCACCTACAGATAGATATACCTTTTCATTATCGTTCCAGGTTTCCCAACCTTTTATATCATTTACATTGATATATCCACTATCCGGTGTAACGTCTGTTTCGATATAATAGCCAGTTCCGTCCGAAAAGTTTAACTCAAGCCCCTCTGTCCCTATAGTAACGCTTTCGATTTCTTCTGTATCGATATATGTTTCCGGCATTTCTGCGACTGTTTCCTGAACTTGTTCCGGTACGTTTTCAACCGAGTTTCTTCCTATTATAAATGATGTCAAAGAAATAATTGCAACAGTGCCGATATATAATATTTTCCGCTTCATCATTCAAACCCTTTTCTATAAATCCTTTACGTTTCCGACTACTTCCCAATCTATTAAAGCATAAGTTGTATTTAGCTTTTCCAGTGGTAAACGCTCAATGTTTCCATTTCCTGTATTGTATATGTATCTGTTTGTCTTTGTGTCTACGATCGATTCATTTACTACTTGTTTTAAAAATTGTTTTTTCATGGTTGGTTTCTCCTTACTATGCGTAAATTTTCCCATTTACACCTGTTTTATAATTCTTAAAGATAACAACTGGATTTTTAAAACAGTTCTCAAAACCAACAATATCCCTACTGCCAACCCAGCCATATTTTGATTTTGTAATTTTTACATTTTTATTATCTTCAAGAGTTTCTTTTATTTCCTCTTCTTTTAAATCCTGCCAACCTTCAAAAATCATCATAGAACAGTTATAGAAGAGTTTTCTATATTGTGTTCTTTTTCGGTATGGTGTAAAAATCATTTCCATAACATCACTGTGTTGTGCATATGTGGATGATCTAACAGAATGAAAAGTGATCTTTTCAGCTACCGGAAAACCAAAGTCATTCAAATACACAAGTGTATATTTCTTTCCAGAATGTAATTTATTATAAAGCGCACATTGTAACGGTTCAGCGTATTTCATAAACAGATCATCAAATACTTTGATAGCTTCGATTTCCGTCATTACAGTTTTACTTTCTAACTCCTCGCCATCTTCATACATTACCATAACTTCAAATTCTCCGAAAATCTCACAGGCATCAATGATGATTTTCTTTTCCATCGTGTAGCCGCCTTTTAATTCTTCGTGTTTGATTGTTCTTTTTAACATTGTGCTTTCCTCCCGTCTAGTATAAAGTTTTGTATTTTTTACAATTTTTGATCAAGCCATTTTTTCATCAATTTTTCTTTTCTTTTGTTTTCCTCTTGGCTGATTGAGGTATCATCAAACAAAACGGTTATGCCGTCATTTATAAGGCTAGCCGCCATTTTATAAGGGTCAATTTTCGGAAATCTACAAAGATATTCGACAACATTAAATCTTGTTTTCCCGTCTTTGCTTAACCTGTTTTTGTATGTGTTAAAAATTCTAATTTCCTTTTCTTGTGCTGTCTCTTTTTTTACAGTATTATTCATCATGTTTTACCCTCTCTTTCTTTTTCTCTACTCTCTGATTTTTTATGTTAACTTGAAACCATTAACAGTGATATTCCAGAGCTGAAACATATTCGTTTTACGCTGTTATTCGATTAAAGATTTCAATTGTTTTCTCTGCCTGTTCTCTTTTCCTATTGCTCCAATATCCTTTTCTTTTGCTTTTTAATGCTTTTTCTGCGGTGATTCTGTCATTAACTCCAACGCTTGCGGCATTTCTTAAAAGTTTTACTTCTTCGAAATCAAGTCTGATAGCTTTAAGAGTGTATGGATTTATCTCAAAACTTTTCTTATCGCCAGGCTTTAGATCCTGTGCAAGTGGAATATATTCATCACTTCCCATATTTTCTCCGATATTCCAGACAAAAAAGCCAAACGGAATTTTATCCACTATTTCAAAAATATCCGTTTTTTCACAAAGTCCACTTTTGCTGTAAATTTTATTATTTTCAATTCTAAATTCTTTCATATTTTCCACCTTTGACCTTTCTTTATGTATCTGCTTTGTTATTCTCTTCTAGTTTCGCTCCTGCTCGTCAGTATCGGACTTTTACCGATAAACTAGGTCGCCGTTATCCTTCCTGTGGCTTTCCGCTTTATTCGCTAAGTTCTTCCACGTTTTATTCCAGGTTTGCCCTTGTGCCACTACGCACACGTTAGCTGGGGCGGTTCTGGAATATCCTTCACGGCATTTCATATTGAGTTTTCAATGTGCTTTTTAGATTAAGTTTATCCGTTTATATTGTAGGATTTCCTTCATCTTTGTAGCTTTAATATAACACCTTTTCAAAAAGATGTCAATAGGTTTTTATTTATTATTGTAGGTTTTCCTACATCTTCAATTTAAAA